GTCTGCAAATATTTTATACCCATATGCAAATTGGGTTGTACTCCCATTACCAGAGTAGGAATTTTTTACTGTAGTTGAAGATACTGTCATAACTTAAAAACCTTTAAACTTTTGTGAGGGTTTTGTAAATAAATATTCTTGGTTATAATCCTTTTTCATTCTTTTTTCTACTCTTTTTAATACACCAGGATTCATTGTCTCCATAAGTTGATAACCTATCATATAATCATATATAGCTTTTATATAAAATAAATTTAAAAAAGGTATACTTTTACTTACAGCTTTATATGTTTCTTTTGCTGCTTTATCACCCTCTCCTGTTAAAGCATATTTTATAGCAGCTATAAGATCAAATCCTGTTAATGGTACTGGACCAAAAGCTGCCATACCAATTTCAGCACTATTTCTTGTTTCTCTAAATAAAACATCACCATATATACCTAGTCCACCACCTTGTAAAAATGCTGCCATAATAGTTTTTTTATTAATTTCTCTTGGTGATCTACCTTTTAATAAATCTTTGATAGTCATAGATAAATAACCCATAAATCCAGATGTTACCATTAAAGCTGTTATACCTATAAAACCTCTTCCATAATCTTTGTTTGGTCCTTTAAAATAAGATAATTCTCTACCTAAAACTTTTGTAACTATAGCAAATGGAAATGCTTTAAATTGACCCATAAATCTTATAGCTTCACCTTCTGCAGTACCAGCTAAAAAACCTCTAGTCATATTTGCTTTTAATCTAGCATCTGGCTCTACAACAGCATAAATAGTTCTATCTAAAAGCATACCAGATACAGACGCTTTAAATTTTTCTTTTTCTATTTGTAATTGTCTTTGTGTTAAAGTTTCTACATTTAATATTTTTTTCATATCAGCGTCAGATATTTTATCTAACATACCAACATTAATAAATTCCATACCATCATCAGCTTTTTCCATTGCAATTTTTCTAATAACATCCCATTTAGTAGAATCAATATTATATTGAGTAAAAAATTCTTTTAGTTGTTTGTTTAAATTTTTAAACTCTATATTTTTTTGTCTAGCAAAATAGTTTGCCATACCTAACATTGCACCTTCTTTTAAACTATTAGTCCACCAAGAAAGTAAGTTAAATTTAAAAAATGTTCTTTGAGCATTAGACCAACCTTTACTTAAATTATCTCCTACTTGATGCCTAGCTGACATATCATAAATAGTGTTATCAACAATAAAACCTAACATTTGTGCTATATCTTTTTTTTGTTTTGTATTTTTTATTCTAAATAAACTACCTAATGCTTCTGCCATACCACCTAAAAAAGTTCTACCTTGGTATCTTACTTCTGAACCATAAATACCTATGTCTGCTGCTGCTGAAATAGTAGCTCCACCTAGTTTAGCCATAGAAGCTAAAGCTCTTGCAATAGCAGAATATCTTGCTACTCCAAAATCTGCTACTGTATAAATAGAACCATCTATAACTTTCATATATTTTTCAAATGGTTCTGGTCTTGAAATTTTTTCAGCTGCTGAACCTCTACCATCATCAACCATTCTTTTTTGAACAGCAAATCTAATTTTTTCAAAATTTTCTTTTGGTTTAGTACCAAGTGCATCTATTATACCAAGATTTCTTCCAGCAGTTTGTAGTCCAGAAAAAAAAGATTCTTTTAAATTACCTACACCAAACTTATCATTATAATCAAACCAATCGTCTGCAGTTTTAAAATGTAATATTCTTTTAAAATTAGAATCTTTTGCTATATTTTTAGAAGTTCTAGCTCCATAAGTATTTGCTACTCCATCTGCTAATAAATATTTATTACCAACTAAAGTATTATAAACTTGTTGTAAAAACTCATCCACATTATCTGTATTAGCAAAAGTTCTTTCAGCATCTATTTTTAACATAATATAATCTTTCCATGCTTTATAATTTTTATTATAATTAATGTCAGTACCTATAAATTTTTCATCAATTTTTATATCATCTAAATTTTTACCTAAAATATTTGCTGCATTTCTAACATTGTATGGATCATGTGATTGCTTAACAATATAACCCCACATTTTAGCAATATTAGCTCCTCTATCATTTAATCTTTGTCTAATCGTTTCTGAATACTCTTCCATAATTTCTGCTAATTTTCTTATTTGTTGATTTTTTTCTGTTACTGGTGGTTTTAAACCTGCTCTTTTTTCTATTTCTGTTTTTTGTTGAGCAAATTCTGCCATAGCTCTTGATACTCTTCTTTGTGTTTCTGCTTCAGTTATACCCTCTAAACCATCTTTAAATATTATTTCTAAATTGTTTGCTCTTAGTTTTGCATTAAACCCAGCTATTAATTGATTAACACTTGCATTTTGCTGTACAGAAACTGCGGATCTTGCACCCTCAACTCTTCTATTTGAACCAACCATTATTGCAATTAATCCTTCTTCTGGATTATCTGGAAAGTTTTTTAAAACAAATTCTGTTAGTTTTCTATTTTTAACTTCGTTTTCAATCGCATTTCTTTTATCTATTTTTTTTTGTGCTTTTATTTGTTCTGAAACATCTTTAGCAATTTTATCTACATTAACTTCATCAATAGATGTTAATTTAGCTTCTGCTTGTGCAATTTTAATAGCGTTGATAATTTCTTCTTTTGTAGAAGATCGAATAGAAGATTTTTTTAATAATTTTTCTACTCTTACTAAACATTTATTTGACATAATTATCTTCCATTAACACAGTTGATTGCGTCTTTAATTGCTTCATCTAGTTCTTTTTTCTTTGTAGTAACTTCATCTAAATCTTCTGTTCTTAATTTTATTTCAGAATCTCCTTGTTCAAATTTTAAATTTAAATCTTTTTGAGATTCTTTAACAGCATCTAATTGACTTTGTAATACTTCTATTTCTAAATCTTGTTCAGCATCATTTCTATTAACAATATTATCTTCTAAATTTTTTAACTCCACATCATCTATTGATGGTCTAGGAGTAGAACTAATATCTGGATTTGGTGAAGAGTCTGGTGAATTTCTTAAAGTTGGATCAGCATTTGCTATAGGAGTTGTGTCAATAGCATTATCTAACATAGCATCACCTAGAGCCTTCTGTAATAACATTTTTCTTGTATTATTATCAGTTGCTTCTAAGTCTTTCATTATTTGAGAATTTTCTGGATAATATTCTCTATATAAATTTATATCTATATCTGTTTCTGTATCGTCTCCTAATATTTTTTTACCTTCAGCAATTTTTTGATTAAATTTTCTACGAGTGTTTATATCTTTTAATTTACCTGCACCTACATGAAGTCCACTACCTAATACTGTACCAAATGTAACATTTAAAAAACTATCGTACATATCATAATCAGCTTGTAAAGATTGAGCTACACCATAAACAATAGGTTCAACGAGTGTTGCACCAACAGCACCTTCTACTGCACCTCTTATTGCTCTTGCTTTTGTAAAAGTCATACCTTTTTTAGCAACAAGTCTGGCAAAGTTAGTTTGTCCAAAAACAGGAATAAAAGAAGCAGCTATATTTATTGGGTCTACCATGCTGGTTGCTAATCCTGTAGCAAACTTTGCAGCACCTACATAAAATCCACCAGATAAAGGATTCCAAGAACCTTTTGGTCCTCTCATCATAATATCTTTTCTAGCTCTTTCTTCATTTTTTTCTCTAACCATAATATCAACAACTGATTGATATTCATCTTCTTCAAAGTATAATCCTATTTTTGCATATTCTTTATTTAATTCTAGTCTATCAACCATATTTTCTTTACTAAATTTTGATTTATTTCTTGCTTCACTTAAATCACTATAATTCCATAAAGACATAACTGGGTTAAAGTTCCAGTTATCAGCTGCTACTGCACCTAACGATTCAAATAAACTTACATCATATTTGTCATAACCAGTTTCTTGTGCTGTCTCATCTATGTTTAAACCAAAACCTAAATTCATATTATTTTTCTTTTTTTATAAAAAGATCACCTTCATTTAATGTAAAACCAGAATAACCTTTTATATTTGCTATTTCTTCTTCAGTTGGTACATCAGTAACTTTTAATTTTTTAATATCCATTTCTATATCTGTATTTGGTAAATCATATGTAGTGTCATTAAAATTAAAACTTAATTCTTTACCATTATTATTTACAACTGGTGCAAATTGACCACCATCTAAAACAATTCCAAAAACTAAACCAGTGCCATCACCTTTATTTCTCCACTCTCCATGCATCCTCATCATTCTTTTATGTTTTTCTGAAAGCTGTTCTTCACTTATTCCTTGATTAAAAGGATCTGTACTTCTAAATGCTACTGCACCAAAATCTTCTAAATAATGTTCTTTTATTAATTCAGCTTTGTCTTTTACTGCACCAGCAGTAGTTCCAAAATCTGTTAAATCTCTACCATCATACTTTAATGGAATATAATAAGTATCTTCTATTTGAAAATTTTTTAAAAATATATTTGCTGCAGCTGCTACTGCATCTGCTTGATCAAATTTAGTGTTAGTGTACATTTCATTTAAAGCATAGTATGCCATAACATTTTGCATATTATCCATTAATGATACTGCTTGACTACTGTCGATATTATTGTTTCTTCTAATTATATTTTCAAATTCTTGCAAATCAGAATTAGTTGCAATTTCTGCTTCTATTTCTTTAAATTTATAACCATTTTTTTCACCCCAATCTTTTAATTTATCTTGCTCTATTTTTTTATCAAAACTAAAAAATTTTTCTGCTTCTATATCGTTTGCTAAAGTCATTGCAAATATTGCAGTAAAAGGTAGTCCTGCAGATTGTAATTCTTGTAGAGCTTTAGAATCAAACTCTCCAAAATTATCTTGTAACGAAAATAACATAGCTTTAGATTCTGCTGCATTTTCTTGTGATTTTAATTTATATGTTTCTA